TTTGTGGGGATGCTTATCAATTGAATGAGTTTATTAATCTTGGTAAATCTGCTAAAGCTGCGGGGGCTGTAGTTGGTGGAGAGGCAATAAAATCTGCGGCAAAAAATCCAATAGTTAGTAAGGCAGTTAACATTGGAACTTCTGCAATTGGAATGGGTAGGTTGGGACCTGCTGCAATTGGTGCTACCGTAGGATCTGAAATTCTAGCTCCTGCTGCAATAAAGTTTGGGCAACATAGAAGAGCAGCAGCTGATAGGAGATTAAATCAACTTGTTCCTTCTGGAAGACCCGGATATGCTGGACCTGCTCAAATTATCCCATCGAGGAAATAAAACCTTGACCTTTTTGAAGACCCGTGTTAAAGTGAGGGTCGTCTATCAACCTTAATGATGAAAAAACTTTTGAAGAGATTTTATAGTAACCACCTAAAACCCAATATTTTCTTTTATCTTGGTATTTGTTTAGCAATTGTTTTAAATATTGTTTTTTAGCTATTTTTTTTATAAATATTTCTAAGTAAAATATTTTAGTTAAAATGTCTAATAATTCAAAACAAGCACAAGATCTTCGTTATTTGTATGAAAGTATCTACTCTGAATCCTTGGTAGAAGATGAAGACGAACTATCAATGATTGAGTGGTATAATGCTTTAGTTGAAGAAGGTCTTATTGGCGGAGATCTAATTCAAAATGGAATTTTATCTGAGAATACTTTTGCTAAGATAGGTGCTGCCGTAACCAAATATGGTCCTAGAGTTTTCAATGCTGCCAAAACAGCGTTTAAACAAGTAACGGGAGTGGGAACTAAACCAACCACAAGATTGGGAACATCTGTAAGAGGAGGACAGCAACTTACAACTGGTGCAGTTGTGGCTAGTCCTGATGCAAGAGAAAGAATAGCAGGAGCTGCAACGGGGGCAGTACAAGGAGCTATGAATCCAAAAAAAAATCAGTTACAATCCTTTAATGTGTTTGATGTAATCAAAGGTCATCTTCTTGATGAGGGGTATGCCGACACCGAAGAAGCAGCACTCAAGATTATGGCAAATATGAGTGAAGAGTGGAGAGAGAGTATTCTTAGTGAAGACCCAGTTCAAGATTATAGAGATATGAAAAGAGCAGATCAAAATAGAGCAGGTGCTAGAGGTCCTGAGTTTAGTCACGATACAAAACCTGGACTTAAAGGCAAACCACAACCAGGATCTTCTAATATTCAAAAACCTGGAGCCAGATCAAGAGAATTTACTAATCCTCCATCTTGATTGTTAGACCACTTTTCAAACTGACACACCAGAGGGTCTTTGTGACCCTCTTTTTTTATAAATAAAACTATAAAGATCTAAAGAATAAAGATGTCTAGAATTACTGGAAGTGAAGTAAAAAGTTTGATGGAAGCATATTCGGAGGTTTATGAGCAGAAAGATGAAATAATATTTGAACAGCAACCTGCAAATCAATCTGTTTTATCAAAAAAAACTGTAAATGGTAAACAAATAGAAGGTTCGGGAGTAGGTAAAGACTTTAGAGCGGGGGAGTGGTCTGATGAAGCAAAAAGAAGATATGCACAGGTAAAATCTAAAGATACTTTGTATGGTAGATATCAAACACCAGATACTCAAAAACGGTTCGATAAACCTCAAGTGGATGAACCTGACGCCAGCGATAGCAATACTGACGATAAAGGTCAATTACCTCCACCAATACCTGCAGCACCTGTTCTTTCTAAAAAAGGTGGAGTAGAAGGAACTGGAGTTGGTAAAGACTTTAAGGCAAAATCTTGGTCTGATACTGAAAAACAGCGTTATACTTCTGCTTCCGCTAAATTAGCACCCACAAAACCTGCTCTGGGTCCAACAGGAAAACCATTAGTTGGTGGTATTGAAAGAAGAACCCCAACAAGAGCAGAAATGGGAGCCGCAAAAGCATACAGAACTCCCGCTGCTACTACCGGTACTTTAGGTGCTGCTACTGCTGTTGCTTCTAAACCTGCTGCATTTGGTTCAACCTCAACAGCACCAGCAGTTAGTCCAACTCCTGTCGCGAAAACAACCCCAACTCCAGTTACACCAAAACCAAATCTTCAACAGACAATCAGAGCAAACAGGGGACTCGCTCCAATACGTTCCTCTTATGAATATGATGCCTATGACCTTGTACTTGAGTATCTCCTCTCACAGGGTCACGCAGACACCTTAGAAGAGGCACATTATGTGATGATGGAGATGGATGCCGAAACTATTGGAAGTATTGTTGAAGGTGTAATGCCCGAACCAATTGATCCTATCGCTCACAACAAATCACAAAGATTAGCAACACAGCAGGGTAAAATTAGAGCACTGGAAGGAGGTGCTACTACACCAGGAGAAAAGGGTGCGGCAAAATCTAAACTTAAAGGACCACAACTTCCTGGAGTTTGATTATAAAATCTTAACATAACTTAAAGGAGGCTTGACAAGTCTCCTTTTTTTGTATAGACTAGGTTTGTCCCCGTTGAGAAAAGGGTCTAAGATTCTTTAAGATACTTAAAATCCCTTAAGAACCAATTCGTAAATCCTATTCACTTCACTACTAAAGAATTTACCTTCAATATTCGTATTATAATACTCTTCACTCAATAATACGTTACGAATAAATTGTTCATAAGTTTCATAATAACTCATAGATTTCTTATGAGGACAAAGATACAAGATTTCTCTTAAGAACTTATCTTCACCCAATACCTTTACATCAGAAGTTAATTCATCACACGAGCCAAAGTAAGATTGCCAATCACTTTCCTTAGTTTTTCTCCTACCAGTCTTTCTATCCTTTTGACGAGTCCAGAAATGTTTCTTACCAATATATTTTTTATCGTTAACTATATTTGTAATTATATAAACAAATCCTTCCATTCCTTTGGGAACATCGGTAAAGTCCACACTATTATACTTCCAAGTCATGGTTAAGATTTTATATAACATATTTAGAGTGTTGCGGAAGCACCTGAAAGGTGATATGATAGTGATCAACAGCACTCCTAATATGACTCTTTTAGAACAGACTCTGAGAACATCACATGATTGGGCAGTTGATCGCATACATACATTATGTGAGGATAAGGGTATTGAAGATGCTCAGGCAATTCAGGCAGAGTTTAGAGAATGGATGGACCCCGATATCTCAGAACACGATGTTTTTTCACTTGAATACTTAGGAGACGAATAATGAGAATAGACCTTCATAACTTTTTTAAATTTTACGACCCAAAGAACCCAAAACACGTTGCGGCAGTAGAGCAACTTGAGGTGGATTTGGTAAGTAAATCTCCAGACCTCATGGAGGATACATCTAATTGGGTGAAGATTTTCAGGACAAAAGTAGAAGTAGTAATTCCAGGAATTCTAAATGTTCCCTACTATCCTCAGACAGATAATTATAGAGACGCTAATCGTACTTGTAATAGTTCTGCCTGTGCTATGTGTCTTCAGTATTTTAAACCGGGAACTTTAATAGGAGCAAAGGGTGATGATGCTTATGTTCAAAAAGTATTCGCAATCGGTGATACAACTGACCACTCAGTTCAGACCAAAGTTCTTGCTTCTTACGGAGTTAGTTCTCAGTTTAGGTATAATCTTGGGTTTGCTGACCTTGATCGTGAGTTGTCTGCTGGGAGACCCGTTATTATTGGCATACTCCACCGTGGCACTTTATCTGCTCCTACTGGTGGGCATATGCTGTGTGTAATAGGTAAAAGTCCTGATGGAAAATCTTATATTGTAAATGACCCATACGGGGATTTGATGTCGGGATACACTACGCCAGTAAATAAAGGTAAAGGTGCCGTTTATCCTGTTGAAGTCCTCAAATATCGTTGGTTAGAGAAAGGAAAAGATAAGACTGGTTGGGGTCGTACCTTCAAATGACTATCAAATTCATAGATGCCGTAAAGAATCATAAAGACCTAGAGCATCAAAATCGTGCTTGGGAATTTCTTCAGGCATCAGTACATAAAGAACTTTTAGATGAATTCGCAAGAATTTATAGAAACCAAAAGATAGAACCAACATTTGAAGGAATTCCAGAAGCAGGAATAAAACTTATCAAAGAATTTGAAGGTTGTCATCTCAAGGCATATTATGATCCTCTTACTGGAAAATTACCAATCACTATAGGATGGGGAAGCACTCGCAGGAAAGATGGTTCTCGTTTTATGATTGGTAATATCATCACTCAAGAAGAAGCAGACGATCTCTTATACTTTCAACTGAGAAGAGAGTTCCTACCTGCTCTTGAAAAAATTCCATACTGGAGGGAGATGAATGAAAATCAAAGAGGGTGTCTTTTGAGTTTCGCATATAACTTGGGTGCTGGTTTTTATGGTAGTTCCGATTTCAATAGTATTACGCGGGTCTTGAAGAATAAGGAATGGAATAAAGTTCCAGAGGTACTCAAACTTTATCGTAATCCCGGAACTAATGTAGAGAAAGGATTACTGAGAAGAAGAATTGCCGAAGGGACCTTGTGGTCTAAAAAATAACTTCCTACCTTTCTTCGCAGGTCTTTTTATAAACCTAATAATCTCACCTGCTTGTTGTTTTATTTTAATGTTTCGGTTTTCGTTGAAGAAACCATCATTAGTCAGTAACCTAATGAGTATGAGTATCGGAAGAATTATTCTCTTCATTATCCCAGTTAAGAATTTTGTAGATATACCAAATAGTCCCAATCAGTCCAATACTTATTAATATATTTACACTCCATACTGGGTCAGTCATAATCTTCTTTCAGTTTTATGTATCCATTCCTTCAACTCAGCAACATATATTCTGAGTTCTTGTGCCTTATTTAGATGCCATTCATCACCGCTCTCCAAATAAAGACGAGTATGATTATCTATTGCCTTGAGAATATTATGTATCGGTGCATTCCAGTCTTCTCTATGCGGAGTATTGTAGGTGCGGGAAGACATTGGTATAGTATGCCTGTCTTCAGTATTTATTCTCAGACCACTTCTCAAACTGGCACACTTGACAGAACCTAAATAATCTCATATAATGCAAAGGAACCCACTCAAAAGGTGGGTTTTGTCATAATGAGTCTTTGATGTGACACTTAGAGCCGTGGAAGATGCCTCCCGAGAGGGTTGGTATACCCCTCTTCTAAACGGATGCCGAATTCTGTTTAACTAAATGCTTAAAAACCTAACAAATGTAACCGTAGCAATTTTGGGTGCGGTTGCAACATCAGCGGCAACACTGCCAGCACCGAGTATGGCAACATCTTCAGCAGTACAACCATTTTCAATTGTTCCTGAAGGTCCTACTCAAGAGACAGAGACCAAAGAGGTTGTTCCCGAAAAACCTAAGGTAAAACGATTAGTTTGTAAAGGATGTAATACTAATGAAACGAAGACTGTAGAATTCTTACAGAATCGTGGAATTACTGACAAAAATGCCATAGCAACCATTATGGGCAATATCCGACAAGAGTCTACCTTCACTCCTAATGTATGTGAGGGTGGTGCGAGAGTGTCTTATAGTGCTTGTAGAAGTGGTGGTTATGGATTGATTCAATGGACTAATGCTCCTCGTTTTTATGGACTAGGAAATCATGCTGCTCGTACTGGCGGTAATCCTTCATCACTAAATACGCAACTTGACTATATGCTGTACGAGAGTGATTGGAAGATGATTGAAAATCAAATGAAAACTCCTGGTAAATCCATTACTGATTATATGAGACTTGCTAAAAAATGGATACGATGGGGGCATCACGGAGCAAGAACTGAATATGCTTATAACTACTCAAATAAGTTAGTTCTTACTGAAGTCTAAAATTCATAAAATTGAATAAATATAGGAGGGCACTCATAACCCTCCTTTTTTTATGTTTAATTTCAATTTCGGAAAGAAGAAACCAGATATAAAACAATATGCAATAATCGGGATTGTGTTGTCTTCTGTGATTGCGATACTCTCACAGTGTTCTATTATTCCCAGCAATCAACTTTGGGATTTATTGGATGAGATACAAAGAAAATATTTTCCACAAACTATACTAAATGAGTTTATTATCAAAGATGATGAAAAACTCAAAAGAAGAATTGGACGGGATGTGGATAGGGCAATTGATGATTATTGGAAACAATCTGGAGAGAAACCAGTAGAAGTTCCTGCTCCAATATTTTCAGAAAAACCTGTTGATGATTCCGTGTGTTATACCGAAGAATGTAAGTCTCTCGGCGGAGAAATGAGAATATGTGCTCCTTGGGTGTCTGGATGTAACTAAAAGTGTTATATATAAACATATCTTATTTTTATGGAGATCATTATGTCTACATCACAAGAACTACTGAATGCCGTCGAAGAATGGAAAGTAGAAGACGAAAAGTTTGCTGCCGGTAATAATGCTGCCGGAACTCGTGCTCGCAAGGCACTACAGGAAATGTCAAAACTGGTAAAGACTCGCAGAGGCGAGATTACCGAAGAGAAGAACGCCCGTAAGGAAGCAAAGGATTGACAGCACGGGTCTTGGGTGCTATTCTATGAGGGTGGTTGAGAGACCATAGAGAAGGTCTGGGTCTTCTCTT